CGTCTGGGCCGGGTTCGTCTGTAGATAATGCAATTGCTCGGTTTGATGGTGCGGGTGGAAAGACATTACAAAATAGCACTGTAACGATTTCAGATGATCCTCCCGTGATCACTGTTGGCGATGGCACAGCAGAAGATACAGCCATTGTTTTCGATGGCAATGCTAAGGACTTCTATGTAGCCCTTGACGACTCAGCAGACAAACTTCTTATTGGAGAGGGTTCCACTATCGGCACCAATCCTATTCTTACTATAACTGATGACACGGTAACTCTGGGTGATGGGGCTGCGGTTGATACATCAATAGTTTTTGATGGGAATGCAAAAGACTTCTATGTAGCGTTGGATGATAGCGCAGATAAATTACTTATCGGTGAAGGCTCCACTGTTGGCACTAATCCTATCCTAAGTATAACAGATGATACTGTTACATTAGGGGATGGTGCTGCGGTTGACACAGCAATTGTGTTTGATGGAAATGCCAAAGACTTTTATGTGGCCCTTGATGATTCAGCAGATAAACTCCTTATAGGAGAAGGTTCAACTGTTGGTACTAATCCCATCCTTACTATCACTGATGATATAGTAACAGTAGGAGATGGTGCAGCTGTTGATACATATCTTAACTTTGATGGAAACGCTGCTGACTTCCGTATCGGTATCGATGATGGAACAGATAAGCTAGAGATAGGTGGCGGTGTATCGCATGGAACTGCTGCTGGAATATCTATGGATGTCAATGGCGATATGACGCTGGGTGGAGGCATTGTCTGCTCAGATGAAGTTATCAGCAGACCGCGATTCACAGATTATGCTGAAACCGTAAGTGCCATGGGCTCAAAAACTGCTGCGTTCAATATTGACCTAGAAGATGGGAACGTCCAAACCCTGACAATGTCAGGCGGCGGTACTTTCAACATCGGGATTATCAACGCGCTAAGTTCGCACTCCAATTCCGTAACAATCTTAGGTACTAATCTGGGTAGTTGCACAGCCTCCTTCAAAGCTGGTGCACATGATGGCGGTGGGAATGCTGTTTACTGGGCAGATGGCGATGACACCAGTGATAACCTTTTAACAGCTTCCGGCACTGATGCCGTAACTTTCACAACTTTTGATGGCGGGACAAACTTTTACGGGTTTGTCGCTGGCAAGGGTATGACGAACTCATGAGGAAAACACAATGCCATTAGGAGCAAACAAAGCCGCTTTAATGGGAGCATCCGGGAATACGGGTGTATTAACTATTGATGCACTCACCAGTTCTGGCACATGGACTTGTCCATCCGGAGTCACATCTGCTGAAATTTTAGTGGTTGCTGGAGGTGGTGGTGGCCCAACCAGTGACGCAAACTTGGCCGGTGGTGCTGGAGCAGGTGGAGTTGTACACCATGCTACCTATACAACTGTTCCCACTACTGAGTACGACATTACAGTGGGTGGTGGGGGTGCAAGCGCAGGTACAACTGGAACAAACGGTGATGATTCAGTATTCAATGTAAATTCTGAAGGAAGTGGCTCCCCCATGACCGCAGTAGGAGGCGGTGGAGGCGGAAGAGGTGGTGGTAATGCAGGAGGCTCCGGTGGTGGTGTTGGAAACCATGGCGGTTCTGCTGGCTCTGGAACACAAGGCAATTCCGGTGGTGGTACTGGATACGGTAATGATGGCGGCGCCAACGGTTCTGTGTATGGTGGCGGCGGTGGCGGATCAAATGCTGCTGCTGGCGCAGGTGACGAAAATGACGGAGAGGGAGGGGTTGGTAAATTGTTCTCCACTTTTGTTGCATATGGAACAGACTCCTCTAATGTGGCATCAGATGGCACTAACGGTGGATACTTTGCTGGTGGTGGTTGTGGTGGCGTTGGAGACGGTGAAACACAAAATTCTGGTGTCGCTGGAGGCGCCGGATACGGGGGCAGGGTACTACCCGGCGGCACTACTTCTACGAATCCTTCCGCTGGGATGGTGAATACCGGCGGAGGTGGTGGAGCCGGAGCAGGCAGCGGTAACAAACCCGGTGCAGCTGGCGGGTCTGGAATAGTTTTAATCAAGTATCTCCTCTAAACTGATATTGCTTTTTAATTAGGAAATAAGAAAATGGCACATTTTGCAAAATTAGATGAAGACAGCAAAGTCACAGGTGTTTATGTTATAGACAATAATGAATTACTTGTGGATGGAGTTGAGCAGGAATCTAAAGGAATAGAGTTTATAACCCAGCTGATGGGTGATGGAACTTATGTTCAAACTAGTTATAACAACAATTTTAGAAAAAATTATGCTGGAATCAGCTATTCTTATGATGCCGAGCGCGATGCTTTTATCTCCCCTAAACCATATGATTCATGGAGCTTGAATGAAGATACCTGCCTATGGGTTCCTCCGGTTCCTTATCCGGATGGTCTGGGATATCAATGGAATGAAGAATCACAAGAATGGCTTTAATCCCGATAGATCAAGTCGGGCAGGTAGGCATTGTCAAGGATATTAATGCTTGGCAACTACCTCCTAACGTCTGGACTGATGGTAATAATATAAGAGCAGAGCATGGGGCTATTCAGAAGACTCCGGGCTATAAGGAGGTTATGGCTTCCTGTCCTGTTGCACCTTATTATGTTACTAATTTATATGCCGGTACTACATCCTACTGGATAGTTGGTGGACTAACTAAGATTTACGTACACAACGGTTCAGCATGGACAAACATTACCAGACAGACTGCTGGTTCTGACGTAAATTATAACGCTACCGCTAGAGAGAACTGGACTTCCACCGTATTAGGTGGTGTCCTGATTATGGCGAACGGTTATGATGTCCCGCAATTCTGGGCATTAAGTTCCGGTGTACCCTCCGTATCTAACAAGATGGCAGACCTTACAAACTGGTCTGCGGCTAACCATTATCCATTTTCAGTAAGAGCATTTCGCTCCTTCCTGATTGCTCTTAATGTATCAAAAGCGGGTACGGCTTATACCAGTCTAGTGAAGTGGTCTACGGAAGCGGCTACACAGGCTCTTCCATCTTCATGGGACGAAACGTCGGCAACGGTCGATGCCGGTGAATATGAATTAGCTGATACAAAAGGAAAAATTCTGGATGGGCTTCCTCTTACGGATAAGTTCTTTATTTATAAAGAGGACTCTATCTATGAATTATCGTATGTAGGTACACCGTTTATCTTTGCATTCCGCCAGCTCTCGCCAACTATTGGAGCCTTATCCAAGAACTGTGTAGTGGAATTTAATGATAAGCATTTCATCTTCGGAAATGGTGATATGTACATCAATGATGGAATGAGAGTTGAATCCATCTTACCCCATAAAATGCGGGATCATATTTTCAGCACCATCAATGGTGATGAGTATGCAAAATCATTTGTAGTCGCAGATTACGGTAATACGGAAATCTGGGCCTGTTATGTAACGTCATCTAATACGACCAACGTAGAGTGCGATAAGGCATTGGTATGGAACTGGGTAAACCAGACATTTACAGAGCGTGATCTTCCAAACTTGGGAATGATTGGATATGGCATTGAGGGTGATCCTCTCGCTTCCGCTTCATGGGCTGCTGACACCACCACTTGGACTACCAATACCAAGCAATGGAGTACAGCCGGTGCATCCGCATTCTCCAATACAGCCGGTAAATCATTGGTGATGGCATCTCCCACTAACACAAAGATGTACAGGCATAACACCGGCAATCAGGAAGATGGAAGCAATATGACATCCTACATCGAAAGAACCGGATTAACAATAAACGAACAGGGACAACCCGATTCGTCAATGGTAAAGAGTATCAGGGCGGTATGGCCCAAGATGACAGTATCAAGTGCAACCACAGTTAATGTGTATGTAGGTCACCAGATGTCTGCGGAAGAATCCATAACATGGGAAGGGCCGACTACATTTAATCCTGATTCACAATCAAAAGTTCCTGTTAGGGTAACCGGAAAATACATCGGTGTGAAATTTGAATCTACCGGCGATCAAACATGGAGATTGGATGGCTATTCTCTGGACATTAAGAACGCAGGGAATAGAGGCTCCAAGATGAACTGATGGCTACCCATGTAGATAGAGTAGAACGGTCTGTAACGCATTATTCACCCGGCCCATTACCAGTAAATCCAGAAGATTTAGGACAGTACGTTGTCACAGAACTTAAACGGCTAGGAGATATATTAT